GCGATGCCAACACACTTGAATCCCTACGCACTTTGCTTGAGCGATATGGTGATGACTTCATTCCTAATCTCAACATTGAGTGGGATGACATCAGCATTGAGACACTCATGGCAAAGGCTGAACTGGAAGCACGATGGACATTCAATGTACCTTCCATTGCTCGTAAGGTAGAGGGCGTGTCTGGTGGTCAGTTGATTGAGGTAGGTGCTAGGCCAAACACTGGTAAGACATCCTTCCATGCTTCAATGATTGCCGCACCCGGCGGCTTTGCACATCAGGGTGCTAACTGCATCATCCTGTGTAATGAAGAACCTACACACCGTGTCGGTGCAAGGTACTTGACTGCCGCTGCTGGTATGACAGCACGTGAGGTACGAGACAATATGAGTAAGGCACAGTCGCTATATGCACCTGTCATGAACAACATCAGGATTAAGGATGCAGGTGGTCGTGACATGGCATGGGTAGAATCTGTATGTAAATCATACAAGCCAGATGTACTTGTGCTTGACATGGGTGACAAGTTTAGTGTATCAGGTTCATATGCAAGGGAAGACCAAGCACTGGCGGCTTGTGCTATCTACGCTAGGCAGATTGCCAAGACATACGACTGTGCTGTATTCTACATGTCTCAGTTGAGTGCGGATGCAGAAGGTCGTGCGCAGTTAAACCAGAGCATGATGCAGGGTAGCCGTACAGGTAAGGCGGCAGAGGCAGACTTGATGATACTGATTGGCAAGTCACCATCTGTGGAAGGGCAGGAAGAAGATAGCCCACTGCGTCATATCAACATTGTGAAGAACAAACTCAATGGCTGGCATGGCATGGTGAACTGTGAGTTAAATTATCAGACAGCGAGGTACGAAGGATGAAACTAACACTTGATGTAGAGAATACTGTCGTTAAGCGTGATAGCAAACTTCACCTTGACCCATTTGAGCCAGAGAATACACTTGTCATGGTTGGCGTTCTTACAGACCAAGGGCAAGAAGACTTGATTACCTTTGACCACAGTGAGTGTGAGCCTACCTATCACGGTCATAACTTACTTCAGAAGTGGCTTGACCAAGCGACTGTTCTTATCATGCACAATGCGGCACACGACTTGCTGTGGCTATGGGAGAGTGGGTTCAAGTATGATGGTCCTGTCTTTGACACAATGCTTGCTGAGTATGTGTTACAGCGTGGGCAGAAGCAACCTCTATCACTAGAAGCATGTGCTGAACGCTATGAGTTGGACACACAGAAGCAGGACACATTGAAGGAATACTTCAAGCAAGGGTACAGTGTTCGTGACATACCTCACGATGAGTTGTCGCATTACCTGTCTGCTGACCTTCATGCTACACAGCAATTGTCTGACAGGCTGATGTACCGTTTGAATACACAGGCAGATGGTGGACTGATAACTACCGTTGACCTTACTAATCAGGTGGCTGTATGTCTGTCACGCATTTATCAGCGTGGGTTTAAGGTTGATTTAGCCATGCTTGATGCTGTGCAACAGGAGTTTATGCAGGAGAAGGCTGACCTCATTGAAAGTCTGAACAAGCAAGTGCGTGATGTTATGGGTGACACACCTATCAATCTGAATAGCCCAGAGCAATTGTCTTGGGTAATTTACAGCCGCAAGGTAAGAGACAAGCAGTATTGGGGCAATGCTATTGACCCTTACATGGATGATGCAGAGTTTCGTAGCCTCATTGCAGGTGGTACAGAGCGTGTGTACAAGACTAAGGCTGTGCAGTGTACTGATTGCAATGGCTCTGGCTACATTCACAAGACAAAGAAGGATGGCACACCTTACGCTAACAAGAACAGGTGTACTGCTTGTGATACTGTGGGTTACCTGTTCAATCCTACGAATGAGATTGCTGGGTTTAAGTTTCGCCCACCTTCACCAAAGTGGGCTAGTGCCAATGGCTTTACTACAAGCAAGGGCAACCTTGAAGTGCTAGAGTCTTCTGCTAAGTCACAAGGTATGACACAGGCGGCTGACTTCTTAGCCAAAGTGCGTAGGCTATCAGCCGTTGACACATACCTGTCATCCTTTGTGGATGGCATTAAGAACTACACCAAGCCTGATGGTAAGTTACATGTGCGTTTGCTTCAGCATCGTACAGCGACAGGCAGGTTTAGTGGGGCAGACCCTAACATGCAGAACATGCCACGAGGTGGTACGTTTCCTGTAAAGAAGGTGTTCGTGTCTCGTTTCGAGGGTGGCAAGATACTTGAGGCTGACTTTGCACAGCTAGAGTTTCGTGCCGCCGCATTCTTATCACAAGATGGAGTTGCTATTGAAGAAGTATCTACTGGATTTGATGTACATGCATATACCGCTGAAGTTATTACTACCGCTGGTCAACCTACGAGTAGGCAGGATGCGAAAGCGCATACTTTTGCACCGTTGTATGGAGCGACAGGCTTTGGAAGAACAAAGGCAGAAGCGGCATACTATGAACACTTCAATGACAAATATCAAGGGGTCGCAGATTGGCATACCCGACTGGCTAAAGAGGCTATAAACACACGCAAGATTCGTACACCATCAGGTCGTGAGTTTTCATTTCCTGATGTTACACGGAATGCCCGTGGCAGAGTGTCGCACTTTACACAGATAAAGAATTATCCTGTGCAGTCATTCGCTACGGCAGACATTGTACCTGTGGCATTATTACACATAGATAAAC